AGAGACAGAGCGTCTCGGCTCAACTCAGTATGACATTCTTAAAGAGAATGACGACTTGATTTTGAGAGCGGAGCGTGCGCATACCGTCATCAAGAAATACGGTACGGTTGAGCCTAAGAGCGAAGTAACAATCGGTCAGGCTGACGCTATCCCCGTATTTGATACGGTGTACCGCAATCTGTATGTGAAGACAGACGGAACAGAGTGGGATTAAAAAGGTCTTGACGTATGGCAAAAGTCATTGAAAGCCTGAAAGGATTGAACGCCTACCCTGTTCCTCTCCGTACACTCGTTGATACGGCTGGGAAACGGGGGCTGAACCTTGACACAGAGGCAACAGCGGAGGTCTTGAAAAGCAGGGAGTACAACCTTGCCAAAGCCGACCTGCTCCTTTGGCTGTCTTTCGCCCCTGACATTTCTCAGGGCGGGCAGAACTATTCTTTCACGGACGAACAGAGAACACAGTTCCGCAGTCACGCAAAAGCCCTGTATAAAGACTTTGACGATGATGGCGGAAGCGCAAACAAACCTATTTACGGATATAAAGGCTCTCGGCTATGATTATTCAGAACGGAACAATCGAATTCAAGACAAAGACGGGCGGCGGGATAGACCCTGAGACGGGTTACCCCGTCAAGCCGTCTTCTGAGTTATGGGGCGAACCTGTACCGTGTCAGTTCAGGGCTACAAAATACAATCAGCTTTCAATCATCAAGGGAGAGCATGTGACGCTTGCCTCCTATGAAATACTGATTGAGGCGCAGCCCGTGACATCAGAACAGCTCCGCCTCCGTGACCTGTCAGGGAATGAGGTTGGGACGTTCTCCGTCATTCAGGCTGAACCGCTTGAAGCCGTGTGCGAAGTGAGAATTTTGGTCTAAAGCGATTTGCGGCTGTATGTCGGCTCTAATTTTTCAACTCGGTCAAACATACCAATGAGAAAAGTAAACGCCACATACGCCGAATTCGAGAAAAATAACTTGAAAAGAACATGCCAATCAAACAGTTGACACCGATGTCGGAAATAGACCGATACACAGAAGAACAGTTGGAACGCCTGAAACAGGTTCTTATCCGCAATCTGATGTATATCGGCGAAACGGTCTTGAACAGGGCACGTTCGACCAACTCATATAAAGACCGCACGGGAAACCTGAGAAGTTCAATCGGCTATGTCATCACGGTTGACGGACGGATAATCAGGACATCCGCCTTTCAGACCGTGAAACAGGGTAAAGAGGGTTCTTCAACAGGTTCGGCGTATGTGAAACGCCTTGTGAGGCAGTTCCCGAAGGGGATTTGTCTCATTGTCGTGGCGGGAATGAACTACGCCGCTTATGTGTCCGCAAAGGGGCTTGACGTTCTTGACAGTTCAGAACTTTTGGCAGAGCGTCTTGTACCGAGACTTCTGAAACAACTCGGATTTCATTAAACGGAGAGACTATGGCAAAGACATCAAGACAAGTTGAGGGGGATATATTCCAGTTTCTGAGAGACAGCACACTTTTCACGATGATTTCGGGCGATGTTTACAGGGCTGGATACCGCCCCCGTGACAGCCGCAAGGAAGATGCGGTCGTGAAGTTCACAACGGGCATTCCCGATGAAATTCAGACGGGCGTTGTTACCGTGAACATCTTTGTCCCCGACATTGACCCATACGGGAACGGGGTTCAGGTTGAGGACGGTCAGCGGACGGAGGAAATTGAGAAGCTCGCCGATGCTTGGGTTGAAAGCCTGACAGCCGAAGTCTCCTGTTATAAGTTCAGGTTGCAACAGACGATCTACACGGAGGCAGAACCTGACATCAATCAACATTTCATTGTCGTGAAACTTCAATACAGGTATTTCGGCGATGACGATGCGCCTCTGAACATCCCACAATCGGCTAATATTGATGCCGTTGACACGGCGGAAGATGACACCTATCTCCCGCTTCTTGAAACAGAATACGGGTCAACGGTTTAGATAACGCCTGTCGTGAAGAAACAGAATTAACAACTTAAAAACGAAAGTATTATGTCAGTTTTATCATGGGGTAAATGTAAGATACAGACTACAACCTCGACAAATGGTGCACCCGCTTCTTCGGGACCGTGGAAAGACATTGACACGCCTAAGGAGGACACCACGAAAGTGAAACCGACAGCGGGTTCAGAGAAGACCGCAACGGAAGAGGGAGGCGAACTTGTTGATGTTCGCTACGGAAAGAATACTTATACGCTTGAATTTGACCTGTTTGTCAAGAAAGGGAAAGACCGCCCGTTTGAAGACAATGACGGTCTGATTTCAGGCGAACACGCTTTCCGTGTCATCCCCGAAGATGACACCTGTGAGGGTTGTCAGATTGACCGTGCTGTGGTCAGATGCGATGAGAGTTATTCAACGGCTGACGGTAAGTTGCTTCACTATGTCGCCCGCTGTCTGAAACCAGCGACAGGAAAGACCGTGAAGCCCTACACCGTAGGAGAGGAATAACGGACGATCAGCGGGGTTGAGACATTGGTTTCTCCGCCACACAGCCTGACCGCTTTTGTGTGGTTGAATGTCGGTTCGATTCCGACCCCCGCCCCTATTTATCAAGATAAAATTCAAAAGACGATGAACGAAAACAAGACCATTGAACAGAAGACCGCTGGGGCAATCCTTGAAAAGCCCGTTGAGATTGTCATCGGCGGGAAGACATATCAAGCCGCACCGCCGAGTACGGCAACTCTCATTCTTGTCTCGGAGGCTGTCTCACAGCTTCCGAAAATAGCTCTTGACGCTGAAAAGATAGTTGAAGAAACACTTTCAGTAGCCAAGGATTGCCGTATTTTGGGCGAAATCGTGGCGATATTGATTCTCGGCGCAAAGAACATCACAGAGATAAAGAAAACCCCGCAAATCAAAGAAAAACGGTATCTGTGGGGGCTTATCCGTGTGAAGAAGACGGTCGAGGTTGAAGAAGTGATAAACCGAAAGGAGGCTCTCGCCCGTGAAGTTCTTGAAGAACTCTCCCCGCGAGAACTGAACAACACTGTGACAAGTCTTCTTTCAAGCATGAACATAGCCGATTTTTTCGGGCTTACCACTTTCCTGACAGAAATCAATCTGTTGCATCAGACGAGGAAAGTGGAGAACTGAATGACAGCATTTGGGCTATTGTGGCGGGTTTCGCCAAAGGCTTCAACCTCTGTTTTGATTATGTCCTGTATGACATCAGCTATACAAACATGATAATGTTCAGTGCTGTTCTTCCGACTTATGACAGGAAGACAGACGATAAGAAAGACAAAGAACAGGACATCATCAAAGCCGATGACCCGAAGAACAGAGACAAGGTAAGAGAATTTTTTGAGAACTGCGATTAAAGCGACTGAATATGAACAATGACGGAGGAAGATTAAATTACGGTGTCGGTCTTGACAACAGCCAACTGAGGGCTGATGCGTCCGAATCACGCCGTCTGCTTCAAGGCATCGGGCAGACAGCCGAGACAGAGGGCGACAGAATTGATGAAGCGTTCAAGAAGATTGGCGCAGCCGCCGCTGGCGTGTTCGCCGTCTCTCAGATAAAGAACTTTGTCACTCAGGTTGCGACCGTCCGTGGAGAGTTTCAGCAGCTTGAAATAGCGTTCAAGACAATGCTTGGCTCGGCGGCTCAGGCTGATGCGCTGATGTCTCAACTTGTCAAGACAGCCGCCACGACCCCGTTCGGTCTGACCGACATCGCTCAGTCAGCAAAACAGCTTCTCGCCTACGGTGTTGAAGCCGACAAAGTGAATGAAACCTTAATCCGTCTTGGAGACATCGCCGCTGGTCTTTCAATCCCGATAAATGACCTCGCCTATCTATACGGAACAACAATGGTTCAGGGGCGTTTGTACACGCAAGACCTCAATCAGTTCTTGGGGCGTGGTATTCCCTTGATTAAACAGCTTGCCCAGCAGTTCGGCGTTGCCGAAAATCAGGTCAAGGCACTTGTGGAGGAGGGAAAAGTAGGCTTCCCCGAAGTTGAACAGGCGATCATTAACCTGACAAACGAGGGTAGCATGTTCGGCGGTCTCATGGCGGCTCAATCTCAAAGCATAACAGGGCAGATTTCAAACATTGAGGACGCTATTGATACAATGTTCAATGAAATCGGGAAACAGAACGAGGGTGTTATCAATGACGCTCTCGGTCTTGTCTCAACCCTGATTGAGAACTGGGAGACAGTCGGGAAAGTTCTTCTGACCGTCATCGCTACATACGGGGCGTACAAAGCCGCCGTCATCGCTGTTGCCGCCGCACACAAGCTGATGAACATCTGGGGAACGGTTCAGGCTGTTTTGTCCCTGTCAAGGTCAATCAGTTCGGCAAAGGACGCTATGCTTCTGTTTAACATGGCTGTCAAGGCTAACCCGCTCGGACTTGTCTTGTCTGTTGTCGCAGCCGCCGTCTCTGCGTTCGCCCTGTTCAGGGACACGACCGATGAAGCCGCTGACGCAATCAAGGCTGAGAGAGAGGAAGCGGAAGAGTTCAACAAGCGCGTCGGGGAATCTGCGGGCAAAGCCATATCAACATACAAGACCCTGCAAGCCGAGTACAAGAACTGTAAAACAGCACATGAACAGCGTCAATGGATAAAGGAAAGTCAGACAAAGTTCAAGGAACTCGGCATAGCCGTTACAAGTGTCAATGACGCTGAAAACATCTTTGTCAAGAACACATCAGTCATGATGACCGCTTTCAAGAAGCGTGCGGAGGCGGCTGCATGGCAGAGCAAGGTCG